TGCACCATGGCCCCCTCTCAACGTAGGGACCCGTAGCTATTACGGAGTGGCCAACGGAGTCTCTAGCTCCCACTACAGGATAGTCAGTCCTATGGTGGAAACTAGTCTCGTCCACAACTTTCGTCGTGGTCCACGCGCTCTACTTAAGGCGCGATCAAGGCTGGAGGAGAATCTAGATCAGTATTCTTAACCTCGCTCACCGACGTAATAAGCTTTCCTAGTTTCGCATACAATGCGACGGGTTTTAGGATTTTGCCAAATGCAACACTAAAGCCAGGGAGGTATCTCGTTTCAAGACCCTCAACCTGAAGAAGCTGATGCAGACTGACCATCTGAACATCATTCCTACGCCTAGCGTAAAGCATCTTCTTTCTGAAGTTAGCCGAGCAATTCTCAGAACGAGACTCGACAAGCAAATCAACAGAGGGATCATACAAAGATCTCCATAAAAACGGAGACATGCATGAATTTTCCTCAAGATGCGCAAATAACTCACTGGAGGCTGCCGCCTTCCCAGGAATCACAACTTCAAACGGGATTAATTCCTTCAAAGCATCACGAGCAATCGGCGGCAGATCCACCTCGCGCGTAACAACACGCGGGTTGATGCCCTGTACGATCTGATCGAAACACACCGATGCCAACTTCTGTTGGTCTTCTGAAAGATGTATCTTTGACTCAAGAAGTGGGAGACCCAGGCCACCAAGGCACTGAGGCAAACCCCAAGCAATGTCCAAAGGACAATTCTTGGTCAAATATGGATTCATACGTCTAATCCAAATGGAAACAAGTCGATCAACTTGTTCGGCCTTATTAGCGCCTGCTAGACGGAGAAATTCTCTACATGAAGAACCATATGATGTCCAATGTCTTTCAGAGCCTCCTTTACTAAGAAAAGGAGTACACAGACTAAAGTTCAAATAAGGGACATACGTGAACTCAGGTTTACCTTCAGCACCAGGCTTATAAAGATATAACTCACTATTAAGCTGAATCATACCCTTATGGTAATAACACTTACCAACGGATGGTGACATGCCTGCTTCGGTCGAAAGAGACCGCCACTCCGAGTATTCTCGAGGTGTATACATCATGCCACAGTCATCACCGTTGACCAAAACGGGGAGACGTTTCAAAGGACAACGTCTATACTCGCGTCTCGCACGTAAAGGGGCGGAACAAAGAGCCGCATTTACAATGCATAAGATCGGGAAGCTCAACGGGGCTCCCATCAACTGACCGTTGATTTGATCGAGAACGCAATCCTCGTAATGTAGTCTGTGACCAACAAGTGACTTTGAGGCCAAACGTCTTAACCAATTAGGCGCAGAAATACGTTCTAATATATAATTGATCGTAAACCGCGATAACCATTGCTTAAGATTGTCCGTGGCGGCAGAATAGTCGCCGGACACGAATGCCTCGTCACTCGCCAACTGTCTATTAAAGACACTTCCTAGCAGATCCCCGCTTATAGGAGTACCCACCAACTGAAATGTTGGGTGTACGCGGAGCTTATTCCAAAGATACTGCTGCAGAGGCTTAAGAACCCAATAAGGAAAACTCGGACCTTTTGTAATAGTCCGGACCTTCAGTGGTTCTTGTAAAAACACGGGGGACGCATCAAAATGTTTAGTCCTGATCCGTGCAGCCGTCTGCTTAAGGAAGTCATCCTCATTAATCCTGGGGCGCATCTCCTGCATCTTATGAGCTGCAGAGAAGATCGCCGATCTACTTTTAGCGGCCTCCTTACAATTCAACCTCATAGCCATTATAGCCATACGGTCTAGCTCGGTGTCAGACAACAAAGAACCACTAGGAGTATTAACCCTAGCAGCCTGAGCTATCCGACCAACAGCACCGGAAAGAGTCCTAGTCCGCTCAAAGTAGCCAGAAAAGGATGGGAAGGCGGCGTCGGCTTTCTCAAGCGACGTAGCATAGTCCCCTTTAGGAAGTAGCTCATTAACTATACCACGAATGGTTTTCATCAAGAGCTCCTCTTTCTCAGTGGCCTCAACCACATCGCTCCACAACAAGCCATCAATGCGACCTAATTGGTCCTCCTTACGGAGTCCGGAGATACCGGAGCCAGTTATGGCCTTTTTGTGTTTGAGCTTTGCCTCGCCAATCAACTCCTCGGAAACGAGTGGAGTCCCCTTCTTCATTTGCAAGAAGGTCTGTCCTATACTCATCGCCTTGCGCCGCTTGTGCTGAGAAGCACTCTTAGCCTGGCGCATCGCTCGTCGAAAGACCGAGCGAAGGAATCGACGGATCCGAGACTCAAAGATAACCAACGATGACTTGAAGCTGGCGTCCCCAAGAATTAGGGGACTTGGAGCCAACTCAGGTTGATCACCTAGAATCCAGGACAGAGTATTACCATACCACCACTTCATAATCTTTTCAAGCGGCGCATGAGTGGCAACACTCACGAAACGGATCGTCTGTAGTTTAAGCAGACGTCCGTAGGACGGCCCAGAATTGATTCTGAGACCTAAAGCATCCCGAAGCATCAATATAAGATGTTTCGCATGGTCGCTAGCAATTTGCCAAGTTGACCCATTGGATGTGATCAAGGATCGATCCGACTTGTTCGGAGTCCGACCCTTGGGAGGTTTCCCTACCAGCGGTTTTGAAGATTTCTTCGAAACTGTCATGATTTTCTCC